TCAAATCCCTCCCTCGCTACCACCTAACTTCTTGATTTTGCTCGTTTGACCCAAACCGCCTTCCGGCGGGTTTGACGTTTCTGGCCTCTGGGTTTGACGGCCGCCCGCGCTTCGGCGCGCAAACTCGGCGTCCAGCGAAGCCACCAGCGCTCGCATCTTCGGTGCCAAATCCGCACCCTTCGCATAGTGCCGGGCCATCTCGATCGTGCGCTGTCCGAGCGCGTCGGCGATGGCTCTCTCGTCGTGCCCGATCTCGCGTAGCACGACGGCCAGGGTGTGCCGCAGCCCATAGAGCGTGAGGCCTGGCTGCACCCTCCCCGCCTTCTCCAGCTTCAATCGAATCGGCCGCCACGACGCGCGGAATCCGCTGAGCGTCCAGGGTTTGCCCTCGGAGTTCGCGCACAGGGTCGGCGCCGTGTGCTCCGGCGCGGCGGCCAGGATCATCGTGAGCGGTAGCGGCGCGGGCCAGAACACTGGCTCGCCTGTCTTGGCGCGACTCGTCGACAGCTCACCATCGCGAAAGGCCTCCCGCGGTAGGCCGAGCGCCTCCTTCGGTCCGAGGCCGGTGAACATCATCAAGGCGACCGGAGTGAGGATGTGCGGCGGCGCGGCGGCCAGCACAGCTTCGCGCTCGGCGTCCGACCAAGGGCGGTTGGCGTCGGGCTCACCCTTCTTCTTGCGCAGATCCTTGATGCCGGTGGCCGTGTTCGCCGGCAGGTGGCCGCGCTCCGACCCCCAGGCGAACATCAGCGACAGCACCGCCTTCACGTAGTTGCCGAATCGACGCCCCTTCCGCTCGGCCGCGCGGTCCCTGACCTTCACCACGAAAGGGCGCGTGAACCGCTCAAGGTCTGTGCCGTCGATGTCCTTCAGATAGTCGAGGACCTTCTGGTAGTCGGCGCGCGTCTGCGGGGCCAAGTCGGTGAAGGCCGCGTGCGCGCGGTAGGCGACGATCAGGCTGCCGAGCGTGCCGGCCTTGGGCGCAGCGGCGGTCTCGGCGCTCTTCCCGATCCGCGCCACCTCCGAGAAGAACGCAGCGGATCCAAGCGGCGCCTTCTTCAGGTCGATCTTCTCGCCGGTCGTCCGGTGGTAGCACCGCATCGCGCCGTGCCGGTCCGCGAAGATCTTGAACCCCTTCACTCGGATGCGCGTCACCCGAGCCTCGCCAGGATATCCTCGTCGCTCTCCTGGTTCGCCTCGCGTTCCGGCAGCGCCTCGAAGAATAGATCGACTTGTGCGCGATCCCAAAGCACGCGCGAGCCAACCTGCTTCGGCCGAGGCATCAGCCTCTCTCGTACCATCTCGTCGAAGGTGGTCACGGAGACGCCGACGTAGCGGGCGGCCTCCAACCGCGAGATGCCCTTGGGTGCGAACGGAAGTGCGGGGCGCTCCGGCCGTTCGGATGTGCGAACGCTACGCGGCACTGCTCCCTCCCAGGTACGGCAACAGCGGTGTCAGCTCGCGCTTCTCGTGTGCGAGCCGCATGTCCTCGCGGACGGCCTCGCCGAAGGTGACGCTGGCGCCTGGCGGCACCGTGTTGGCGAGGAACTCGTCCTCGAACACCACGATGCCGACCTCGACTGCCTCCAGCTTCGCCTTGATGACCAAGGCGAGCGCCCGCCAGCGCGACCGGCAGGCCTGCTCCCATGCGGTCTCGGCCGCCGAGGCGGATCGATCGCGGCCGGTTTCGGTTTTCGTGAAATCGGCGTCTTTCGGATCTGGCATCGCGCGCCGGAACAGGATCCGCCGGCCGCGCATGGTGAAGTGGATCGCGGCCTGCGTGTCGCTCTCCATGTGGGCGAACTCGCTGGCGCCGTGGCGCCGAACGGTGGTCCGGACCTCGGAGATGCTGCGGTCCATCGGGACCGACGTGTCGGCGGCGTAGCGGCGGCTCATCAGAAAATGCCCTCCTGACGCGTCGCCCCGCATTTTGGGCAGCGATAGCGTTGCTCCGCGGTTTCCAAACGTCTGCCGGGCCGCACGATCAGATTGCCTTCGGGGCGCCAGTCGTGTCGGCACCCGTTCTGACGGAAGGCGCGGGCGGCTCCGGCAATCGTCTCGATCAGCTTCGATAGCGGTCTCACGCGGCCCTCCCGCTCGTCGCCTCGGTCGGCCGCTCGCCGCGCTCGGCCAGCGCCTCGAGGTCCGGGATCATCTCGGCCCGGATCTCGCGCCGCTCGTAGCTCCAGCCAGGCAGCAGCTCGTGGATGTAGCGTCCGGCCCTGCCGTTGATCCGGTGGAAACCGGGCAGGTTCGCCCAGCTCTCCCACCATTCGCCGCGGCGGGGGCGCGCGAGGTCGACATGCGCCACAGTCTTCGCGCCCATGGTCGATGGGTCGGCAATCGCGTCGCGCAGGGCTCGGGCGGCTTCACCCGCGCGGCGGCGCTCGTCGTCGATTGGCGGCGGGAGGGGCTTCGGGGCGCGCTTCGTCATGCTGCGCCTCCGTTGTCTTCGCCGCTGATGGGCAGCGCTCGAATGTCCTCGGCGATGCGGCGTGCGGCGGTTTCGCCGTCCGTCGGCGGGTTGCCCTCCATTGCATCCGCGTGACCGTGAGCGACGTCCTGCGCTGCCTGTCTCATCGCTGCGGCGGCGCATTGGATCTCTAACGCCGTGCCGCCAGCCAGCACGGCCTCGATCACCGCGAGGTGACGCCTCATCTCGGGCCCACGAAGGGAAACGGGGCCGTTCGTGCCAGGATGGGGCCGGAAGTACTCTAGCGCCTTCGCGAGGTCCCCGTGGCCTAGAGCGGCCGCATGGGCGAGAAGCTTGGGATCCGTACTCATTCCGCGGCCTCGGCGATCGGCGCGAGCGGCTGCCACCGGATCAGCACGCCCTCGAACACCTCGACGCCGGGATGCTCGGCCGCCCAGAAAGCGACCATGGCGGACCAGTCGCGGAAACCGTCCTGTCGGGCGAAGGCGTCGAGGTCCTCCTGGGTCCGGATCCAGCCGCCGTTGGCGAACACGATGCTGTCGCGCAGGTGCAGCTCGATCGGCCAGACGGCGATGCAGGGCGACTCTCCGAGCTTCGTGCACTGGCGGGTTCGCATACCGCTGTAGAGCTGGACCTGCTCGCCTGGGCGGGCGTGCCGCGATCGGCCGAGGCGCTCGGCCCGGATGGTCTGGGTCTTCGTGTTCGCCAAGATCGGCGGACCGAATTGCTTCTTGAAGCTGTAGGCGACCATTAGGAGCGCACCTCCGGCATGCCATCGTGCCTCACGCCGTCGAGGAGGCGGCCGGCAGGCAGGCACTCAGACCGAGAGTGCAACCTTAGAGTAACGACCTGCTGCGCATCCTCCAGCGTACTTTGGAGAAGCAGCAAATGGCTTGGCCCGTCGATCCTCAAAACCTCGACGATCTGAACAAGGTGCGGGCGTTGATGGCCAGCGCTGAGCGCCTGAAGGTTCAGGATCTGGTCACGGCCTGCATCCGTCGGATCTCCGAGCTCGAAGGACGACAATTTGCCGATCCGATCGAAAGACGCTTTTGGGAGATCATCTCCGTTTTTGAGGAACTGTTGACAAAAGAGAATGGGCGTACGTCGCGTGCATCCCGCACTCGAGAGAAAGTGAAACGAGTAGGTGTCGTGCAGACGCTCAATGATCTCGCTGCATCTAGCCAACCTTCTGGAGGCTTCCATAGACTCGTTGACGCCGGCCTGTCGGACTATTTGTTCGAGTACCTTATTCTCGAAAACCCCGAGCGCTTTACCCCGCAAGCAGTCGGCAAAGCCAGCAAACGCCTGACGGCGCATAAATTGCCTCTCAGGCGAGCGGCCTAACTGATGCCTTGTCGGGCTCTCACTCGACAACAACGGTGTATCCTGAAGCAAAAATTTAGATCCCGATCGAAACATATTCAGTCTGAAAAAATGCAGGCCCGTGGGAGAGCTTGGGTGAGATCGATCGTTGATTATTTGAAGAAAAATCCGCCAATACTCATATTTATTATCGGAGTTGCAATAGCTGCAATTACGGCGACCGGCGCCTCCATGGCTGAGATATGTAGAGAAACAGGTTTCGATAATAAGGCCGGCTCTGTTCAGCTGGGATGTCTCGATTTTTGGCTCAACCGCTATCAAACAATGCTGGCCGTGGTAGCGGCAGTCGTCACTGCCATTATCTACGGCCTCCAGCTCAGAAGCATGAATGAAAGCCGCATGGAGATGGAAAAAGCACGATCTGTGCAAGTCTACGACTTGATCGTGAGGAGATCTCAGGAAATTGTTTCGTTCGATCCCGTGCACACTCGCCTTGCTGATACTAATAGGGTCGCGCTGGAGATTGAATGGAAACTTGCCGCCTATCGCGGCGGGGATCGTAATATTTTTTCGGAGGTCCACAACCAAATAAGGGATCAGATAGGTGCGCTTGGCGAGATTATTGGAGAAATCTCCGATTTTGAGGGGAAATATTTCGGGGGGCCCGAACTGGTCGGCTATGTCAGTCCCGTTGTTGCTTCGCTCAGGGACATGAATCTTCTTGCTGTCAGTTTTATTAGAGATAGTAGCAGGGCTGCAAGCCCTGGATATCCATATATCGCCAATGCTAAGCAGAGTGAGATTGTTGGGCTTCTCGGTGACCAATGGGCGGAGCGCAGAAATGAATTCAGTCGGCACGTAGTTGCACTTGGCAAAGCACTTCTTGAGGCTAGAAGGGCCAATCATCAGCTTGCAATCAAGCTCAATGGGGCGCTCATTTCCTGAATATTCACGATATGGAAACAGGGCCCGTGGTCTTTCGGTTCTAGACACCGCACATCCCCTCGCACTCGTGCGCGAACTCGCCGCCGAACAGCGGCAGGGCCGGCTCGGACCGGTCAGCGATCTCCAGCTGCCGCTTGCTCTTGTGCAGGAACAGCTCACCATGGAAGCGGGCGACTTGGGCAGGCTCGCGCAGCCACCTGTCGAGGTCCACGACGAACGACCACTCCGCCGGAACGGCCTGGATGCCGCGCCAGCCCGCATTGCTCTGGAAGGGGCAGTAGATGCAGCGGGACTGCGGCGGCAGCGGATAACCGTGCGTGGCGAGCCAGCGCTTGCAGTCCTCGCGCGAGATGAAGCGCTCGATCAGCGGGTGCCGGTTCGTCAGGAATGCGGCGCCGGACGGCTTCATCCGTATCGCCTCGTCGGTCGAAATGCCGACCCGCATCTCTACCGCGCCGGGCGCGATGTAGCCGCGCGGACCGACATCCAGCAGACGCCGCACCTCGCGCCGGATCGGGCGAAGCTTGTAGTTCCGGGTGCACTGGCGACCCGACATGCCGCCTGCACCGACGTGGCACGGGATCCGGGCGAGGTCTTCGCCGGCCTGGAGGCGCTCGCTGAGCTTGTCAGCGGAGACGATGTGCACCGGGAAGGGCAGCACGTTGCCCGATGCGAGCCAGTGCAGGTGCTCGTAGACGGCGGCCGGCTCATCGCCCGTGTCGGCGAAGATGGCGCAGTCCGGCATCGGGCCGATCTCGCCATGCGCTGCCATGAGCGCGAGCGTCGTCGACTGGACGCCGGCGCCGAGCGAGAGGACGCGCAAGACCGGCGCGTTCAGGCCCTCAGACATCGAACATCTCCGCAATGTCGCGATCGACAGGCAGGCCCATGGCTCGGTTGAGCGTGGCCTCAATCACGAGGTCGGCCATGCTGGGCTCGGGGTCGCGGCCTTGGCGCCGCGCGCGGCGCTCAGCCTCGCGGACGAAGACCGGGTGATCCGACACGCAGAAGCGGGCGGCCTCGAGCCCGTGCTTCGCCTTCAGGTGCGAGAACAGCAACCCAGTGCTGGCGAGCGTGCGGGGGCAGCGGGGGCAGCGGAGCGCGGTCATGATCTCGCCACCGCAACCGCTTCGGTCGTTGCTGCGCTGCAACAGACAGGTAACCAAGCGGTCCCTACCCTGGGCGCTTCCACCTGGAGGACACGCTCAGCATGGCCAACAAGCACTTCACTCACGCGTCCACGCACCCGACGGCCACGATCCGCCTCGGCAGCTTCGACGTGCCGTGCACGATGCTGTCGTCCAGCGAAGCGACCGCCCACGTGCGCGTGGTCACCGCCGGCGGCATCCCAGAGCACCTGACCTTCATGCGTGATGGCGAGGTCTGGCGCGCCCGTGTCGCTCTGCGCAAGCAGGGCCCGCTTGGCTTGGACCTTTGGCTCGATCTCCAGGTGGCGCAGGACGCTCGCGCGGCCTGAGATAGGCTCACCCACCGCCTCGCACATGAATCGTGCCACCGCCGCGCAACCGCACGCGGCCAGCGGCATCAGCACGCCACCGTCGTCCGGATCGGGGCCGCCCATGTCGTCGCCGAAGTCGATGTCGTCGGCCTCGTCACTCCAGCAGTCCGGCTCGCGGCAGCCGTCGCAGCCGCACCGGTCGAACACGTCGCTGCCGCAGCAGTAGTTCCCGCACGCGTTGCACATGGTCAGATGTCCCTCTCGGGCTGATCGGCGGGCGCAGCGCGCGCGGCGTCTTCGGCCTTGAGGGCGCGGTGCGAGGACACGAGCGCCCAGACGGCGCCGGCCAGGGCGAGGCTGATGACGATCCCGATGAAGAGGCTGGGCCAGGACATCAGGCGGCCTCCTCGGCCGGCGGCGCGAAGCCGGGGAAGCCATCGTCGTCGGCGACGTCCGCGCCGGCTGCGATCCGCTCCAGCTCGGCGCCGATCTCGTCGAGGACGCGATCAGCCCGCTCGGGAAGCCCGTCGCGGAACGCCCGCAGCGCATCGCTACCCTTGGCGGCCTCGACCCTGGCCGCGGCGAACATACGCTCGCGCGGGCCCGGCTGGCGCGTGGCCCCCTGCTCCTCGCCAGCAGGCGCAACTTCGCCTTTCAGCTTCTCCGGCGCCGGCCTGCGCTCCTCGGCCAGCGGCTTCACCGTGAAGGGCTTGCGGCTGCCCTTCTTGTCCGTGAGCGCCATCGTGACGACGCCGTCGATGTCGGACATGTGGCTGATGCGGATGCCGCCGACGTCCACACCGCCAAACCGGACCTTGTCGTCCCGGTAGAGCGTCATCCGTCGTCCGACGTAGCGGGTGGTGTCGTTGCCCCACACTTTCACGAGCACGCGCCGCATGGAGAGGCCTGGCTTGTACGGCTTGCCGTCGTCGCCCTCGAAGAAGATGGACGCGGGCTGATCCGCCCCCTTGGAGATGGAGACCTGCCGAACCTTGATGGTGCGCGGGCCTCCGATCAGGTCGTCGGCGTTGAGCTGGTCGCTGCGCGGCGCGATGGTCTGCGAGAGATCGTTCATCAGATCATCTCCCTGTCGACACGCTGGGTCGGGATGCCGCCGGCCCACGAGACGGCGTCGCGGTAGCGGCTCATCGCGTCGCGGAGCCGCTGTTCGAAGTCGCCGGCGGCGTCGACGATCGCCTGCTGGATCTTCTCGTCCGGGTAGGCGCGGATCACCGCGAGCGGCAGGCCGCCGGAGTACGAGACGAGGTCACACCAGAGCCGCTCGGAGACGAGGAGACCGGTCTGGATCTGGAGGGCGTATTCGGCCGGGATCGTGCCCTCGGGCACGTGCACCAGCCACGTCTCGATCTGGTACTTCTGCCGACGCGACTTGCACTCCACGAGGCCGTCGCTGCCGACCAGCGCGTCGGGCGAGTAGCCGAGTGTGAAGCCCCACCGGTTGTTGGTGATTAAGCCGACGGTCTCGGTCTCGGCGTAGTGCTTCGCGTAGAGGGTGAGCGCCTCGACCTCGTCGTCCCGGCCGCGCAGCATGTCGTCGCTGACGTACCGGGGCTCGACGAACTTCGTGATGCGCTGGGCGAGCAGCTCGTACAGGTGCGAGCGCTCCTTCTCGTTCCGCGCCACCTTGAGGGTCGGCGTGAGGATCAGCGACATCTCGCTGGCGGTGAGCATCCCGCAGCGGGCCGCAGCCCATTCCTCGGTGCCCTGATAGAGGCCGGCGTGGATGCGCACCGTGGACGGGCGCGCGGGTGCGTCGGGGGCGAGCAGCGCCATCGTCACGCCTCTGCGGTGATGGGCAGGCCGGCGACGCCGAGCCCAGCGTTGATGGCGGCGGCGAGCATCTCGGCCCGCTCGCGGTCCATGCCCGGCGAGCCGGTCGACAGGATCAGCGCGAACACCGTCCCGTCGGCGTCGGCGAGGCCGCGCAGGGTGCTCTCGCAGACACGGACCGGCGCCCGGATGCCGAGGAAGGTCGCGCGCTGGGCGGGCGTGACGGCGCGTGGCTCGGGCATCTCGAAGGGGAGCACGGAGCGGGTCATCACGGCCTCGGTTTGGGTGAAGGGCGGGAGGGTCATTGCGCCCTCCCCTGATCGGGGCGGCGGAACACGGCGGCGCGCTTCGCAACCATCTCCGGGAGCTCCTCGGCGATGACGCTTGCGAGCAGCGTCGAGGCGGTGGGATCGCCCTGGGTCGTGGCGGCGATCGTCGCGGCGAGCGCCGACGCGACGATGTGCGTGAGGTCGGCGCAGGCCTCGAACCCGCGCGTCTGCCGGATCTCTTCGAGGCAGAGGTCGAGGAGCCGCTTCTCGAAGCTCATCCGCGCCTCCCGGCGGCTCGGAGCCGCGTGCGGGCGTCGGCGAGCACGGTGACGTCGTCGCGCCCGTCGAGGTCGACGCGGGTCTCGGCGGTGAAGAGCGCGATGCCGGCGGCCATGCTGGCGGCCGTGGCCTTCTCCAGCGCCTCCTCCAGGATGAGCTCGACGACGGCGCGCGGCTGGTCGAGGCCGGTCCGGGCGAGGAGGACCTGCAACTCGCCGACCTGGCCCTCGAGGGTGCGCAGGATCGCGTAGAGGTCGGCGCTGTTGCGCTCGGCCATCCCGTGGGCCGCAACGTGCCGCGGGAGCGCGTGGGCGATCTCGCTGTAGGTCGGCAGGCCGAGCAGCGCGGCCCGCTCGTCCACCGCCGCGATGAAGACCTCCTGGTTGAAGGTCAGAGGCTGGGTCGCGCTCACCGGACGCCTCCATCCTGCAGGTTGCTGACGAGGGCGCGGTCCGCACGGAAGGCGGCGAGCTGCTCGCGCATGTCGGCGATCCAGGCGCTGTCCTCGCCCCCGCAGCGCCCGAACGAGCCGAGGTGGCCGTGGTCGAAGGCGCGGAGGAAGCTGGCGACAGCGTCGGCCAGGGCGACGCCGCTCGGGAAGGCGACGGGCTCCAGCGCGTCGAGGCTCTCGGCCGGCAGGGCGTGCCGGTGCGCTTCACGGAAGGCGTTCATGCTGCCTCGCGGAGTTGATCGGCCTCGAAGTCCGCGATGGCGGCCATCTCGTCGGCGGCTTCCAGCGCGAGGGAATCGGCGTGGTCCTGGGCGGCGAAACAGGCCTCGGCCCAGCAGTCGAAGTCGTCGCCGAGGGGCCCGTAGGGGCCGCGCAGGGCGTAGCCGGCGGAGGAGCCGGTGATCCGGTAGCCGGCGGGGAGGTCGAGACGCGCCATGGTCAGGCCGCCTCAGACGCGTCGTCGAAGAAGCCGGCGACCGGCACGCCGATCCGAAGCGCGGCGCCCTGGAGCATGCCGCCCGACCAGCGGTTCGCGCCGGCCTCGTACTTCTGGATCTGCTGGAAGCTGATCCCGAGAGCGGTCGCGAGCTGGGTCTGGCTGACGCCGGCCGAGAGGCGAGCGGCTTTCACGCGCTCGGCGATGCGACGGTCGGCGTCGCTGACGATGCGGCCGCCCATCAGCGGGCGCCCCGGACAGCGGCCACGTGCTGGGCGATGAACGCCGGCGCGAACGGGCCGAGGCCGACCGTCAGAATGCCGAGGCCGACGTAGGTCAGCACCTCGGGGAGCGGCGCGGTCGAGAGGTAGATTTCGAGGGCGGTGAGCATCTGCGGCTCCATCGGCTCGTAGGGAGGCGATGGAGGGACGGTATAACCGTGGTTGTTGGTTGTCAACTACCGAATTACCGCAGCCGGTGTTCGGTGGTTGTCCACAGGTCGCACTCTACAACCGCAGTTGACTTACGGTAGAACGAACGAGGAACATCTGGACCGGGCGTTACGTCCCGGGAGCACCTGATGAAGTCGCAAAGTAGCGTCGAGAGAACGTTTTACGTGGTGCAGAGCTTCACTCGGGACCAACAGGGCGTCCGGATGGATCCTCCTCAGGAGGCGAGGACCGAGGCCGCGGCGGTTCGAATGGCTGAGCGCATCGCGCCGCGGAAAGCTTCCGTGATGGTCTTCGCTCGGACAGGCAATCCCGAGACAGGCGAGTTCGACGAGCCGCGTGTCGTCCGGAGCCTCGGCGAGGCGAACGAGGAGGACCTGCCGTTCTGAGGGCTACCGGAAGTTCTTCGATACGATCCGGTGGCGGGTCGACCATTCCTCGCGGTCGAGACCGAAATCTTTCGACGGTGAGTACTGCCGTACGTGCCACTCGCTATCAGAGGCGCCGAGATAGCGCTTTACCATAGCGCGAGGCTCATCGGCTTTCGAGCTGTAGAAAACGCAAGACGTGTTCGCCAGAACTGGCAGCCGTGGATTGACGAAAAGCGTATCGCCCGGCTCGAATTCCGGCACCATGGACTCACCAACTAGATAGATGGCGTAGCCGTCTTTCACGCCTTGCAAGATCGGCGGCCGCTTGGCGCTACCGATCGGCTCGCGCTCGATGATGAGCGCGCCGGCTCCGCCTTCCGCCGCCGCGTAGAGCGGCACGTCGCCGACAAGGCCGGCAGCCGCCGCCCAGTAGGCCGGATCACGCGCATATTCAGGGACAGGCGCGGCGCTCGCCGGCGCTGGGCGCTGCGGCGGCCGCGACCGGCCGAACGCCTCCTCCGGCATCGTGGACGGGTCGATGTCCAGCGCCTCGCAGAGCTTCGCTAGGTGCTCGGTGCTGCGGACCTGGCCGACCTCGATCTTCGCGATGGTGGCCTGAGACACGTCGATGAGCTTGGCCAAGGCCTTCTGGCCCAAGCCCTTTCGGATGCGCGCCTCGCGGATCTCTTCGTGCCAGCTCATCGTGTGGAATCCTACAACCTCGGTTGTGGAACTGCTCGGGAATTCTGGTTGTTGACAACCAACAACCGAACCGATCATATTCTCGGCCATGACGGACGTTCGCCCTCTCATCGAAGCCGCGATCCGCGACCGTGGATCGGAAGCCAGGCTGGCCAAGGCCTGCGGGGTCTCTCAGGCGGCCATCAACAAGGCAAAGCAGGTTGGGCGGTGCTCGCCGAACCTCGCCGTGCGGATCGAGAAGGCATGCGGCATCAGCCGGCGCCTTCTCTGCCCCGAGTTCTTCCGGATCCCCGGTGAGAACGGCGCGCCTATTGAGGGGGCGGCGGCGTAATGCGCCGCGCCTTCCTCCTCGCCGCGACGCTCGTCCTGGCCGGCTGCGAGGCTGACCCGATCGCCGCCCGGGCGACCCTGACCGAACTCGGCTTTCACGGGATCGCGCTCTCGCGGGCGCCGCTGACCGGTCGGCCCTGCGCGTGGGGCGAGCCCTTCGCCGTGCGGTACCGGGCCGTGACCGAGGACGGCCGCATCGTGAACGGCACCCTCTGCTCGGCTGATGAGGCGACCGAGGACGCGCGTCTGCTCCCCGATGCGGAGGGCCGGCGCTGATGGGGCTCGCATCTCTCCTCCTCGGCTCGTGGTGCGTCCTGAGCTGCACCGCTGGGCGCGCCCTGATCTCGGGTGGTCCGTCTGACGCGCTGGTTCGCCGCGCGAGCCACGTCGGCCTCGTTGTCGGCGCCGGGCTGATCGTCTGCGGCGGAGCGCTCCAGTGAGCGCCGCCCCTCGCCTTTCGCCGCGTGCCCCTGCCGTCGCCAGCGTCGAGGCCGCGGCCTCGGTGGCGGTCTCCCTCCGGACGACTGCCATGCCGCAAGCCCTCACCGCCGCCGATCGCCTGATGCAACTCGCGCGGATCCTCCGCTTCGGCGCCTCGGGGCTATTCCTTGAGGTGGAGCAGATCCAGCGCCGCCGTCCCGAGGAAGCGGCGACGGGCCGGAGCGCGGACATCGCGCTGCTGGCGCTCGGGATGCACGAAGCGGCGCAGGAGCTGGATCGCCAAGCGGCGGATGCGGACCTGCAGGCCTACCTTGCGCACCGCGCCGCCGGCGGCGACGTGCTGCTGCTCCCCCTTGCGGTTGTCATTCGCGAGCCGGAGCAGCCTCGGCCCGCGACGAACGATGCCGGCACACTGAAGTGCGTCGTTCGCGCGGTTGGCCGCTTCTTCCGGAAGGCGGCCTGAAATGTCGCTGCCCGTGCACATCGCCGGTTCTGCCGTTCTCGTCCGCGAGAACTGTAACGCACGGGCCATGACATCGTCTTTACTGGCTGTCGCACGGCTGTGCACAGCTTCCTCCCATCGCAGCGGTCGCAGGTTCACGCCTCCCGCCAGCGAGCGACCCGGCCGAGACCATCGCAAACTCGGACCCTCGGCCGGGTCGTCCCTTCTCCTGCGCGCCCGTCCCTGCCGCCAAGCCAGCGGTCGCGCTGTGTGTCGTGCGTACCCTCAAGAACTCCCTCTGCATGTCGGCCCTCTCCATCCGTGGTCACAAGTAACCACGGACGGATTTGCTGATGTGCAAAAGGTTTTTGCGGAAAGCTCAAATGCCAGACGCTGACGTGATCCGGGCGCGTAGCGCCTTCGACGAGCTGTTGCGCCTCGAGATCCGCGGACCAGGCGACACGGCCAACGCCATGCGCCGGATCGCGACGCGCGCCGCCATCCCCTTCGGGAAGCTGTGGGCGCTCCGGTACCGGCCGCCCAAGGAAATCGCCTCGCACATCCTGGCGCGGATCGAGGCCGCCCACGCCGCCGAATGCGAGCGGCAACTCAGGAGGCTCGCCCATGACGTCCAGGTCACCGCCGCCATCGCTGGCCCTGCGCACCCTGCTGTGCGCGCGGGTGAAGCTCTTCTTCGTGCGGCAGACCGCCCGGCTGAAGGCGCAGCTGCGCGCGTGGCGCGTCCGCTTCGCCAGCCGGTTCAAGCGCTTCCGGTGGAACTGAACGACCTGCCGCTGTGGCGGGCCGCGAACGAGGAGGAGTGAACGATGGAGTGCGGATCGAAGGATTCCGGCAGCGACGTGGTGCCGTCGGATCAGGGCGTTATCGTCGGCAGCTCCCTGCCGCCGTTCGCGCCCACGCACGTCTCGCACAAGCAGGTCGAGGCCTATCCGATCGCCGCGGCCGAGTTCCGGTCGGATGGTTCCGGGCGCATCGCGCTGAAGGGCGGTGCTGTTGTCGATGTGCCGGCCGGCTTCGCCTCACGTGGGGCACCGCAAGAGGGCGATTACCTCGTCCGGTACGCCCCGGTCCCCGGGCAGAGCGATGGCTACCTCTCGCACTCGCCGCGCAGCGTGTTCGAGGCGGGCTATGCGCCGGTCTCGCAGCAAGCCGACGCCCGCGGTGAGCCGGCGCTGTCGCTCGGCGAGACGCAGGCGATCGTCGAGACGAAGACGGCGCCTCGCGTCACCGAAGCGTCGATCAAGGCCAAGATCGCCGATGTCGAGTACTTCCGCGTCCGGCACCTGACGATCTGCATCATCACGCTGCGGAACGGCTTCTTCGTCGAGGGCCACAGCGCGCCAGCCGCCCCGGAGAACTACGACCAGCAGGTCGGCGAGCGCTACGCCTACGACAATGCCTTCCGGCAGCTCTGGCCGCTCGAAGGGTACCTACTTCGGCAGTCCCTGGCGGATGCCGGTCGATGAAGGCCCGTCGCGACTTCCGACAGATGGCCGGTCTGCGCTTCGGCGGCCTCGTGGCAATCGAGGCGGTCCGCACCTCCCGCGGAACCGCCGCTTGGCGGTGTCGCTGCGACTGCGGCGCCGAGTGCGCGAGGCGCGGCGGCAATCTCCGGAGGACACCGGCGCCGGTCGGATGTGATGCGTGTGCTGCCGCGTCCCGGATTACCGCTCGCCGTACGCACGGGGCGGTCGGCACGCCCGAGTATGGGATTTTCATGACAATGAAGGCCCGTTGCACGAACAAGGCGGCGAAGAAGTACGCCAATTATGGCGGTGCTGGCATCCGGTGCCTGTTCACGAGCTTCGAGCAGTTCTTGGCCGAGATCGGTCCTCGTCCGACGCCGAAGCACACTGTGGATCGTAGGGACACGTTCGGAGACTATGCGCCGGGCAATGTCCGCTGGGCCACTCAGGCCGAGCAGCAGAAGAACAAGCGGCCGCGCCGCCGTGTGTTCGGCCTGACCCGCGAGAACTTCCTGGGCTTGGCCCGCGCGCCCCTGTCGTTCGGAGCCTGACCATGTCCGACGGCGCCTTCGTCACCACCCTGCCGACGCACTTCGCGACCCTGCGCGAGGGCGTCGAGAAGCACGTGCCCTCGACCGCCGCGAACGTGCTGGTGCGGAACGGGCTGCTCACGCTCCTCGTCTGGGCTGAGCGGATGGCGGAGATGCTGGCCGAGAAGACGCCGGCGCCCGCGCAGCAGCAGCTCCACCCGCCGCTCAACAACTGGTCTCAGCCGGTCGAGGAGCCGTGTGTGCCGCGCCGCCACGGCCACGACCCGCGCCTGCCAGGCAACCGCCCACACCCCTGAAACGAGAACCGCCCGGCCTGCGCGAACAGACCGGGCGGACGATGAAATCCCCTGCGACGGGTTGAGCTATGAAGGCCACAAGATCTTCCCCCGATCAAGTCTCGGCCGCCGATGGCGTCGCCGCGGATGAACTTCGACAGTTCATCGAGCGGATCGAACGGCTTGAGGAGGAGAAGGCCGGCATCCTCGGCGACATCAAAGAGGTGTTCGCCGAAGCCAAGGGCCGCGGCTTCGACACGAAAGCGATGCGGACCATCCTCCGCATCCGCAAGCAGGATCACTCCGAGCGCCAGGAGCAGGAGGCAATCCTCGAGCTCTACATGCAGGCCCTGGGCATGCTGGCCGACACGCCGCTCGGCCGCGCCGCGGTGAGCCGCGAGTTCGCGGAGGCCCGCATCACAATCTCCGGGCCGGGCATCGAGCCGGTCGAGACTACCGGCGCTGGCCTCGCCCGCGCATCGGCCTCGCTCGGCGTCGAGGCGCACGCGCAGCGCAACCGCCGCGGCGGCTCTGCCGCTCGCCAGATCGACCTCGAAGACGCCATCGCGTCGAGCCGATGATCGCCATGCGCCGCCCCATCGCCTCCCATGGCCCCGTGTTCGCGCCACCCGGCCGCCGCGTGGTCGATTCCGTGACCGTGCTCCTGCCGGTCCCGCCCTCGGTGAACGTCCTCTATCGGCACGGCAGGGGCAAGGGGCCGCATCGCTCCGACGTCTATCGGGCGTGGATCGACGGCGCCGGCTGGCGCCTCCAGGCGCAGCGGCCGGGCCGGGTGCCGGGCGCGTACGTCCTGCTCCTGGCCGTGCCGCGCTCGTCCCGCATGGACCTCGACAACTCGGTGAAGGCGATCTCCGACCTGCTCCAGCGGCACGGCGTCGTCGACAACGACCGGAACGCGGTGCGGGCGCTCCTGGAGTGGCACGCCGAGCACGATGAGGTCGCCGCCACGGTGCGCGGCCTCTCGGATGGCGCCGCTCTTGAGCCGATCGCCCCTGTGCGCCCTCCGCTGGAGGCGGTGGCATGACATGGCACCGCCCCATCCTCGCGGGCCGCGCGCTCTCCGGCAGCATCTCCCTCGTCGTGCGCGCCAGCGCCGAATCCTCGCGCCTGCGGAGGTCCGCACTGTGACCCATCGCGAGAACAAGGCGCACGCGCACGCGGAGCGGGGGAACGACCTCTACGAGACGCCGGCCGTCGCCGTGCGGGCTCTGATCGGGACCGAATGGCTGCCACAACGGATCTGGGAGCCAGCCTGCGGGCCCGGCGCCATCGTGCGCGAGCTGTACGCGGCCGGGCACGACGTGCTGGCCACCGACCTCGTTGACTATGGCTGGAAGGGGCAGGTCTCGGACGTCGACTTCCTGAAGGTCGACGCGGCCCCTGACGGCATCGACTGCATCGTCACGAACCCGCCCTACAAGGACGCTCGCGCCTTCGTGGAGCAGGCAGTGCGGCTCTGCCCGCGCGTGATGATGCTGCTGCGGTTCTCGTTCTACGAGAGCATCTCACGCGGCTCCATCCTCGACACCGGCACGCTGGCCCGGGTGCATTGCTTCCGCAAGCGCCTGCCGATGATGCACCGCGACGGCTGGGTTGGCCCGAAGGCCTCCTCGAACATGGCCTTCGCGTGGTTCGTCTGGGACCTCTCCCATCGCGGCCCGACGCAGCTCAGCCGCATGTCCTGGGAGGACTTCACCGACGAAGCCGGCGCCGATCCCCTCCTCATGGCCGCGGAGTAGGCGATGGCGATCCGTTCAGAAGCCCTCCGCGCGCTCGTGGCGGCCGGAGCCTCGGCCGAGATGCTGCTCGTGGTGATCGAGGCCGACGAGAAGGCTGGCGACCTGGTGGTGCTCGACGGGCGCCACATCTCGCCTGAGCTTCGAGCCGAGGTGATCGCCCGTGACGGGCCGGTGTGCCGCTACTGCCAGCGCGTCACCGCCTACCCGCAACTGGACCATGTGCTGCCCTGGAGCCGGGGCGGCGCGACCGATGCCGCGAACCTCGTCGTGTCCTGCAAGTCCTGCAACACGGCCAAGAAGGATCGCACCCCTGAAGAGTGGAGGGGTGCATGAGCATCTCCGAACTGATCGCCCAACTCCGGGCCGCCGGCGCCACCATCGAGGTGATTGAGATCGCGGTTCGATGCGTCGAGGCAGCCAAGGAGGCTGAACTCGCGAAGGATGCCGAGCGACGTGCCAAGCAGGCCGCGCGGGTCCGCAAGCACAGGGACACGAAGAAGGGTGGCATTACCGTAACGTTACAGTCACGCGACGGTAATTCACCCCCCGTCCCCTCCCCAAATGGTCCGCCCCCTCCTCCTGCACCTCCACCCCCACCCCTTAACCCCTCCCCGACCCCCGGTTCCGACCCTGACGGGTCGGCCGACGATGTCGGGCAAGCTGGCGCAGGCGCGGCCGAGCAGGCCCGAGCCTTCCGCCGGGATCTGCTGACCCGGGGTGCCGCGCTGATCTGCGCGAACACTGGTCGGTCCCAGCGGTCCGCCCTGGCCCTGATCGGCCACTGGCTGGCGATCGCCCAGGACGAGGCGGTGGTGGTGCTCGGCCTGATCGAGGACGCCGACGGCCGCGAGCTGGCCGACTTCACGAGCTGGGTCGACCGGCGCCTCCAGGCCCGCCGCGAAGCGATGGGTCGGCGCCCGGACCGCGGCCGCCCTGCCCAGCCAGCGCCTACGGGCCTCGCGGCCCGCCTCATCCGTCAGCACGCCGCATCCCAGATGGGAGCCTACGATGTCGAACCGCCTGCCATCGACGCGAACGACCCCGACGCCGGCCCAGGTCGAGGAGAGGATCTCGGCACTCCATGGCAGGCTGGAGGCGCATCCCGTCCTTCCGACCCGCTGCTGCGTGCGGCGGGACAGGGCGGCCACGACAGCCGAGCGTCGAGTGCTCTCCGACGTCGCCGCGCGGCTTAACGCCGAGCTGACGGCGCCCTCGGATCCCCGACACGTCGACACGGTCGTGACCCGGGTTCTCCTCGGATTCGAGCAGGGGCGCGGGCGCGGCGACGACGAGAACGAGGTGCTGATCGCGGAGTACGTGGCGGCGCTGAAGGCCCTTCCGCTGGCCGCGATTCACGCGGCGGCAGAGCGCTTCCGGTCGGGCGAGACGCTGCGGCCCTGGGTGAAGCGCTGGCGGCCCTCCCCGGCCGAGTTCGCCGACGAGGCGCGCGAGGGCCTGATCCCGCTCCGGACGCAGCTCCTGCGCATCCGCCGCGTGCTTGAGGCCGAGATCTACGACGTGCCGACGGCGGAGCAGCGCGCGGAGGTTGCGAAGGCGGCCGAGGCGCATCTCCAGCGCATGCGCGAGGCGGATTCGAATCGTCACCGCGCCGAGACGCCGGCCGAGATCGCGCAGGCGCAGCGGGCGAAGCTGGACGAGGACCTAGCCCGGCTCCGCGCCACCGGCCACGGGCCCGACATCGGCCGGCTGATCGCCCACTACGACCGGCGACATGGCCTGACGGGAGGCGCGCGGTGAGCCGACGCCCCGATCTCTGGAAAGCGGAGCTGCGCGACCGCGAGGCCGCGCGGAAGGCGGCTGAGGCTCAGCGAGAGCCGCCGGGCGAGCACACCTGCGCCTCGTGCGGCGTGTTTGGCGCCTCGTTCGGCTTCGGCGTCTTTCGGAATCGCAGCGACGGCATGTGGTCGTGCGCCGACCGAGAGTGCCTCGCGATCGTAGAGGCGCGCGCCGCTGTGCCTCCGATGCCGGCCGAGACCGCGCGGACCGATCCGCCGGCGGCCGACCTGTTCGGCCGCTCGGCGGCCTGACCGATTCCCAGCTCAACCAGGAGCACACCATGGCCGAGACCACTTCCCTGACGCAGGGCGACTTCCAAGAGCGGGTGGCGGAGCGCATCCGCGGTGCCATCGGCGACTTGATGCCGGATGACGTCCTGCGCGGGCTCGTCGAGCGCGCCGTCGAGGAGAGCCTGTTCAAGCAGCGGCCGGTCATGGGCAAGGATCGCTGGGGCACCGAGACGGTCCAGCGCTACGAACCCCCATTCCTTCCCGGCTATGTCGCTGGCCTCGTCCAGGAGCGCGTGGATGCGGCGATCCGAGAGCACATGGATGCCCGTCGGGAGGAGATCGACGCCGTCGTTCACGAAGTGCTCGGGCGCGGCGTCGCGCAGGCGCTGGTAAAGGGCGTGGAGCACCTGTTCCAGGGGCCGCTTATGGCGTTCCAGACGTCGGTCTACCAGAGCTTGAACCAGATCCAGCAGCACGGTCGGTAGGGAGAACCCGCGTCCGGTGCTGATGGCGAACCCGCTACGGATCGAAGGCCCGGACCCGCCGGCTGTCGACTGCAAGGATGTGTCGCGCTGGCTCGTCGCGGCATTCCAGGCCCTGCCCGACACGCCGATCTTCTCGGCCCGGGCGGGGGTTGGCACGCCGCTCAGTCTGAACGCGGCGCCAGGAACCTATGACTGGGTCAACTTTTCGGCCGATGTCCTGGGCGTGGACAGCGAGGAGCGCATCGCCCTGCTCACCTGGGCCCGGGCGAAGGCGCGGCGGCGGATCAAGCGCCACCGCCGGCTCCGTCTGCTGAAGGAGGTGCCCGGCGGCACGATCTCGGATCATTGCCGCGAGTTCGGCATCTGGCGGCGGACCTTCGACCGGCGCTGGAAGAGAGCCTGCGAGCGGCTCGCCGATGCTTGGAACGCACGCGATACCGGCCGATCGGAATGACGCAGGCATAGATCACGCTTGCGTGTGTCCAAAAACGGGACGCAGATCGGGTATCACGGATCGGCGGAAGGCCGGCCAGCTCAAGGGGCTCACCGTGGCATCGTCCAGGAACAAGGCCGTCTCCCTCGCCGGTTCGCCGGCTTCCCACCCGCCGGGCGCCGTCGACCGCCTCGCCGTGCTTCGGGCCCGGCAGGCGGATCTCGCCGAGAAGCGGGCCGACAACGCCGAGCTGAAGGCGCGGCTCGCCGCCAAGCAAGCGGCCGAGGACGCGACGACGAAAGACCTCTGCAAGGTCGTGATCGACCGCATCCAGAAGCGCGAAGCCGACGCCCGGGCGCGCCGGAAACTGGAGACGCCGCAGGAGCGGCATCGCGCGAACCAGCAGCGCAAGCGGCTGCGCCTCAACCCGCACGTCGAGCGGGACGCCACGATCAAGCCCGGCCGGCGCATCGTCACCGATCCGACGAAGCTCGGCAGCTTCGTCGAGGTGCAGGTCAACAAGCAGCTCGACGTCCTGACGATGGAGCACTCGGCCAGCCGGATCAGCGATCAGGAGTTCGCAGTCGGTCGGCTCCTCCAGGCCGCGTGGGTCGGCGATCGATCCGAGGTCGACGGTCGCCTGGATCGGCTCGCGCAATACGGGATCCTGCCCGGCGGCCAGTCCGGCGAGGACCTCGCCCCTCGCGAGATGGGTATGCTTCGGCAGGTGTTCCGGGTCCGCGCCGTCACCCAACTCGACGAGAAGCTGGCCGGCGTCATCGGCTGGATCGGGGTTCGCTTCCTCAAGGCCATCTTGGTCGAAGGCCACACCCTCAAGACCTACGCCTCGTGCACGGTCGGGGGCGGTGACCGCGGCGTGGGCCGGGTCGGGGATCGCTTCCGGTGGCTGCTGGAATCGGTGACGGATCACTTCCACACCGCGGAGGGCGCCCGGCGCTACGCCCCGGACGACATCTACTCCGCCGACGCCGCGACGGTGCCGGATCGGGTCGCCGCGCTGAAGGCCCGGGCCGCGGAGGCGGAGGCCTCCGAAACCGCCCCGGCTTGACACCCGACGGGCGAAACGGCAGGAATCTATATGAAGCGAGACGCGCGCCCGGGGTCGAACGACCGCCGGGCGTTTTGCATGTCCGCCCCCCACTTCACCGAACCCGCTCAACAGCTTAGGCGTTGCTCCGGCAGACGCGGCAGCGGTTCCGCGATATGGTCGTTCCACCATGATCCAGCCGGGCGCACCCGCGTGAGCGCGCATGCGACAGTGACCGCGATCGAGCAGGAGGCCGCGGCCTTCTGCCGGCGGCGCTTCCGCGATCAGGCGGACTATCTCGAAGCCAAGGACTCGCACTGCAAGCGCATCGCCGCGCTCGTGCGCCAGCTTCGGCCGCAACTTGGCACCGTCGAGAAGCGTACGTTCGGCCAGTCCGGGGTGAGCGAGAAGGGCAAGCCGTTCACCGTCGCGAGGCGGCGAAAAGCGGCCTGATCTGAGCCTCGGATCGCATCCGACAAGGGAACTTGTCGGAAGTGATCCGCAGAGCGTGAGGGCGGAAAAATCCGCTCGAAATATTCTGAGACCATTCCGGGGTGACGATGTCCCTTCTGCCGGTGCCCGCCGCGCCGGCGGATACGGTCGTCTCGCTCGACCGGGCGAAGGCCTATGCCGGGGCGTCCCGGTCGGATCGCACCCGGGTCGCCTACATCTCGGCGTTCCGCGTGTTCGTGACTTGGGCCGCGGGACAGGTCGACACGCTGCCAGCCAGTCCCGCCACTGTCGCGGCCTACGTCGCCCACCTTGCGGACACCGGCCGGAAGCCGGCGACCATTGACCTGCACGTGGCGGCCATCGCCGCGGCGCACCGGGCCGCCGGCTTTGACAACCCGACCGCATCGGAGGCGGTGAAGGCCACGATCCGCGGCGCCCGCCGGGCGCTCGGCACCCGCCAGACCCAGAAGGCGCCGGCCACGGCCGAGACCCTGCGGAAGATGCTACGGAAGATCCCGGACAGCCCGGCAGGGCTGCGTGACCGCGCGCTGATCCTGCTGGGGTTCGCCGCCGCGCTCCGCCGGTCCGAGCTCGTCGCCCTCGACGTTGCGGACCTCGAGCGGGTGCCGGACGGCATCATCGTCCACGTCCGCCGCTCGAAGACGGATCAGGAGGGCGCGGGCCAGGAGATCGCCGTCCCGCGCGGCGCGAAGCTCAAGCCCTGCGAGGCGCTAGACGCCTGGCTGAAGGTCGCCGGCATCACGGCGGGGCCGGTGTTCCGGTCCGTCGGCAAGGGCGGCGCGGTCTCGGCTGAGCGCCTCACCGATCGATCCGTGGCCGACATCGTGAAGCGGCACGCCGCGGCGGCCGGCCTCGATGCCTCGCTCTTCTCCGGCCACTCCCTCCGGGCCGGCTTCGTCACCTCGGCGCTCGCCGCCGGAGCCGACGTCCTGAAGGTCATGCACGTCACCCGGCACACCGCCGTGACGACGCTCCAGAAGTACGACCGGCGCGCGCGCGCCTTCGACGACCACGCCGGAAAGCGGTTCCTCTGATGCGCATCGAACTCGTCCACGAGCCCTCCGCCGGGCCTCGTCCCTTCCTGCTGCGCGCTCGCCTCGCCGGCGGCCTCGTCCAGGAGGGCTTCGCCACGCGCGAGGCTGCCGAGGCTGCGCGCCCGGCGTTCGCATCGGCGCTGCGCCAGGCCTTCGCGTGACCGCACGCCCGGATTTCACCCCGGCCGACGCGGACCGGGCGCTCCGCCACGCGCAGCGCCTCCAGCGCGACCCGGCAGCCCAGGCCTACGGCGACCACCTCCGCCGCAAGGGGCTGATCCCGGCCGCGGTCCAACTCCCCGCCGAGACGCCATTCGACGAGGCCAGGGCCGGCGAGTTCGAGGTCCGCCGCTCCATGGCGATGAGGAACGCCCGGCCATGCTGCTGAAGCGCATCGTTCTCCGTTGGCTGCTCGGCACGCGCCCGGCCAGGCCCGCGCCGGCCCGCGTCCATCGCGGCGAGCACGAGCTGTCCGTCGGTGCCGCGAACCTCGGCGCGCCGACCGGCCCGATCGCCAAGCTGCCGCGCGCGGATGCGGAGCGTCTGCTAGGCATCCCGGTGAAGGTGCTCCGCTGATGCGCGAGATCGTCGGCTTCCGGCACCTCGCCGGCATCCTCCTGGTGCTCGTCGCCGGCTGGGCGTGGGTGTGGGTGTTCGATCGCCCCGCGCAGGCCGCGACGGTCGGCTACCGCATCGAGGTCCGTGCCTGCCGCGGCTCCGACTGCCGGCTGCTACCGGTCTCCGGTAGGCGCTGGGGCGGCCGCTTCGCCTGCGAGGGCCACGCCTCCACCATCGAGCAGTTCGGCGAGGCCCCGCGCGGCCGCACGCTGTCGGCGCGCTGCGTGGCGGTCGACGGGATGGTCGGCGCATGAACCTCGCCCGCCCTCGCCCGCCGGAGCGGCTGCTCGGACAGGAAGGCGCCCTCACGGCGCTCCCGTTCGAGCCCGCCCCCGAGCTGGAGGCCTGGGCCCGCGCCGCCTTCATCAGCGAGGACGCGGTGCTGCTGAACGAGGAGCACGCGCACCTCCGCGAGGCGACGCTCGGCTTCATGTGGACGTCCGTGCCGAACGCGCGCGGCGGGAACGGTGTCGTCGGGCAGGCCGAGATCCCGTCCATCCAGGGCGGGAAGTGGGCTCGGGCCCGGTTCTTTCAGCAGGTCGAGGCGTGGTTCGGCCTCGTCCCGGATTTCATGATTACGCTCGACGCTGGCTTCGCGGACCAAGCCGACGACGCCACGTTCTGCTCCCTCGTCGAGCACGAGCTGTACCACTGCGCGCAGGCGAAGGACGCGTTCGGCGCCCCGCGGTTCTCGAAGGCGAGCGGCCGGCCGATCTTCACGATGCACGGCCACGACGTCGAAGAGTTCGTCGGCGTCGTCGCCCGCTACGGCGTCGGTGCGGCGGCGGGCCAGACCGCGGCGCTGGTCGAGGCGGCGAACCGGCCCCCGATCGTGTGCGAGGCGGACATCGTCGGCGCGTGCGGCACCTGCGGGCGCCGGGTTTGATCCCGCTTTGACGGAAATGCACCCGTGAGCGCGCTGTCTGACGAGCTGAAAACCTTCATCGTCCAGCAACTTGCATGCTTCGACCCGCCCTCGGTGGTGGTGAAGGCGGTCAAGGCTGAGTTCGGCGAGGTGGTCACGCCGCAGCAGGTCGAGGCCTACAACCCGGAGCGCCGGGCCGGCCAGGGCTTGAGCGAGCAGTTTCGCGAGCTGTTCCGTGTCACGCGCGAGGCCTTCCTCGAGGACACCGCGTCGATCGGCATCTCGCACCGCGTGACCCGCCTTCGGACGCTCCAGCGGCTCGCCGACCGCGCCGAGACGCAGGGCAACATCGCCTTGGCCGCCCAACTCGTCGTCCAGGCGGCGAAGGAGGTCGGCGACGTCTTCACCAACCGCCAGCGGATCGATGCCAATCACACCGTCCGCAGCCACGAGGACGCTCTCGGCGACCTTGAGTGATCGCGAGCGCGAGATCCGCCAGCGCCTGAAGGACGATTTCGAGCACTACGCGCCGCGCTGCCTGCGCATCCGGACGAAGTCGGGCAAGATCGTCCCGTTCACGCTGAACCGGGCGCAGCGGTACATCCACGAGCGCTTGCAGGATCAGCTCCGCACGTCGGGGAGCGTCCGTGCGCTGATCCTGAAGGGGCGGCAGCAGGGCGCCTCGACCTACATCGGCGGCCGGTTCTTCTGGCGCACGACCCACAAGCGCGGCGTCCGGACCTTCATCCTGACGCACCAGGACGATTCCACGGCCGCGCTGTTCGAGATGGTCTCGCGCTATCACGAGCACTGCCCCTCGCTGGTGCGGCCCTCGGCCGGCGCAGCGAACGCGAAGGAGCTGCTCTTCGACCGCTTGGACAGCGGCTACAAGGTCGGCACGGCCGGCTCGAAGGCGGTCGGGCGCGGCAACACGCTCCAGCTGTTCCACGGCTCCGAGGTCGGGTTCTGGCCGCACGCGCAGAGCCACGCCTCAGGCATCCTCCAGGCCATCGCCGACGAGCCGGGCACCGAGGTGATCCTGGAGAGTACGGCCAACGGGGTCGGGAACTACTTCCACCAGCAGTGGCGCAAGGCCGAGCGTGGGGAGAGCGAGTTCCAGGCGATCTTCGTGCCCTGGTTCTGGCAGGACGAGTACCGGAAGGCGTCCCCGCCCGACTTCACCCTGTCGCCGGACCCGGACGAGCAGGGCGAGTCCGAGGTCGATTACGCGGAGGCCTATGGGCTCGACGCGGAGCAGATGTTCTGGCGGCGCCGGAAGATCGCGGACCTGGGCGAGACCCTGTTCCGGCAGGAATACCCTGCCAATGCGGCCGAGGCTTTCCAGATGGCGAACACGAACGGCCTCATCAGCTCGAAGCTGGTCGTGGCCGCCCGCAAGCGCACCGTGCAGCCCTCGGGCCCCCTCGTCTTCGGGTACGATCCGGCGCACCAGGGCGGCGACCGGCACGCGCTGGCCAAGCGCCGCGGCCGCAAGGTGCTGTGGGCGGGCGGCAAGCCCGGCCTGTCGATCCCGGAGAGCGCGAACTACGTCGCCGGCCACATCGACCGGGACGGCCCGATCAAGTGCTTCATCGACGTGACCGGCGGCTACGGCGCGGGCGTCTACGACATCCTCGTCGAGCGTGGGTACGGCCCCGAGGGGCGCAACATCGTCGTGCCGGTGAACTTCGGCGGCGCGCCGCTCCAGCCCGCGCGGGTCTCGCCGACCACGGACGAGGAGTTGCCCGGCCCGCTGAACCGCCGCGCCGAGATCTGGCTCAACTCGCTCGACTGGCTGATGGACCCGGCCGGCGTCGACCTGCCGGACGACGACGAGCTGCAGGCCGATGCCTGCTCGACCGGCTACAGCCACAACAGCCGCGGGTACATCCAGCTCTGGTCGAAGGAGAAGATGCGCTCGATGGGCATCCCCTCGCCGGACCTCTGGGACGCGGTCGCCCTGACCTTCGCCGAGCCGGTGATCGAGACCAAGCCTCAGGACTGGGGCACGCCGAGCACGGCCTGGATCTCCTGATCCGCAGCACAGGACCTCGTCATGAAGCCCCGATTCCTCGCTCTCGCCGGAGTGCTCGCGCTCGCCTGCGCCGCCCCGGCCGAGGCGCAGCAGGCGCGCGTCTTCTCCGGCTGCGCCGGTCCGGTACTCACGTCCGGCGACGGCACCAGCTTCGTCGTCGACGCGATCGGCAAGCTATGCATCACGACCGGCGGCTCGGCTTCGTTCTCGGTCGCTCGGACCACCGGCATCGGTACCACCGGCGTGCAGGTCTCGGCCGCTGATCCGGCCAACCGCCGCACCGTGTCGAACATCGGCTCGGTGGCGTGCGAGATCATGCCCAGCGCGGGCGCCTACGGCACCGGCTACCCGCTCGCGGTCGGGCAGGCCTTCACCTTCGACGACGCCGGCCGGACCAAGGCCGCGATCTTCGTGGCGTGCTCGGCGGCCGGCGGCTCCGTGGCGGTGATGAGCTACTGAGGCAGTCGTGCGCGTTCTTGTTGCCCTCCTGCTTGCGTGTGGTCCTGCCCTGGCGGCGGGCCCCACCAGCACGCCGCCGAACCTGTCCGCCTATGCGACGCAGGGCGCCCTCTCGGCCGTGCAGGCGCAGATCCCGCAGCCTGCCACGGCGGCGCCCCCGATGGAGCAGCCCGGCGGCGCGCCCGGGTCGGCGCTCACCTTCCGCCGCGGTGATGCGGTGCAGCCGCGGATCACGCGCTCGAAGACGGTCACGCTCGACGCGAGCGGCACGGCGACCTTCGACTGGACCGCGCAAGGCGCGCTCTCGGCTCCGGTGCAGGTCGTGCTCGGCCCGGTCTACGCCGGCACCGGGATCCCGAAGTGCTGGATCACGGCCTCGTCGGCCACTGCCGCTTCGATCAAGTGCGTGATCGAGCAGGGCGGGAACCTGACACTCTCCGCGCTGACGGCCGCAGCGACGCTCGGGCTGAACCTCAACGCCACCTCGGCGTCGGGCATGCAGGTCGGCATCGTGGTGCTGCCGTCTTCGTAAACGCTTTCGCTTGACCCGACGGGCGAACCCCGTCAGAGAGCTATCGCCGCGAGACGTGCGGGCGCTGCCCCGTCTCGTTGTCACCCTCTACAATCTGCAGGATCCTCGATGGCGCGCACCGATGCGGTCAGCGACGACGATCTGCTGCGCCTGATCGACGAGGAGATTGCCGGCGGCATCTCCTTCGAGAACGATCTCACGCTGAACGGCGAGCGCCGCAGTCGCACCAGCTCGACCAAGGGCGACCGCGAGACCGCGCTGGAGTACTTCGACGGCGTCGTGCGCGACCTCCCGGCCGAGACGGGCCGGTCTCAGGTCGTGTCGCGCGACGTGTCCGACATCATCGGGACCATGCTGCCCGGCCTGATGCGGGTGTTCGACGGCTCGGATCGCGTCGCGGTCTACAGCCCGGCCCGCCCCGGCGACGAGAAGAGCGCCGACCAGGCCACGGACTACGTGAACCACGTCTGGGCGAACGACTGCGACGGCTACCTGATCCTGCTCACCTGGATCATGGATGCCCTCCAGGTCCGCAACGGCATCGTGAAGGCCTACTGGGATCCGACGCCGGAGACGGAGGCCGAGCAGTTCACCGGGCTATCCGACGAGCAGCTGGTGATCCTGTTCGACGACCCCGACGTCGAGGTGGTCGGCTACGCCGAGCGGCCGCAGATGGTCCAGGATCCGGCCACGGGCCAGTCGGTGCCGCTGCCGCTGCACGATGTGAAGATCCGCCGCCGCACCTCGTCCGGCCGCTTGGTGATCGAGAACGTGCCGCCGGAAGACTTCGGCATCTCGCGCCGGGGGAAGTCGGTCGACACGGCCCGGTGCGTCTGGCACCGCACGAAGCTGACCCGGTCCGACCTGCTCAAGCAAGGGTACAAGCGCGATCTGGTGTGGTCGCTGCCGGCCTCCGACGGCGCCCCGTCCGAGACGGTCGACCGCGAGCAGGATGCCGGTGTCGGGGCCGAGGGCTCGGGCGCGAACACCGAGATCGATATCGTCGAGGCCTACGTCTTCGCCGACTGCGATGGTGACGGCATCGCGGAGTCCCGGAAGGTCGTCACGGCCGGCGGAGCGGGCGGGCGCAAGCTCCTCAAGAACGAGGAGTGGAGCGACGATCGCCCGTTCGCGGACCTAACCCCGCAGGTGGTCCCGCATCGCTGGATGGGCCGCTCCATCGCCGACGACGTGATGGATCTGATGCGGGTGAAGACCTCGCTCTGGCGCGGCGTCCTCGACAACACGTACGCCCAGAACCGCCCGCAGCGTGAGGCGGTCCAGGACGACATCATCAACCCGGACGAGGTGCTGAACCCGACCTTCGGCGGCGTGATCCGCGTGAAGAAGGCCGGCGCGGTCCGGGACGTCGTCACCCCGCAGATCGCCGACAAGATCCTCGTCGCGATCCAGGCGGTGGACGGCATCGCCCAGCGCCGCACCGGCGTCTCCGGCGCGACCGCCTCGCTCGACGCGACTGCCCTGGAGCCGCAGACTGCCACGGCCGAGCAGCTGGAGCACGACGCCAGCTACGCCCGCGTCGAGCTGATCGCCCGCAACATGGCGAAGCTCGGCGTCAAGAAGCTGTTCTCGAAAATCCTGCGCATCATCGTGCGCAATCAGGACCGGCCGCGGACGATACGCCTCCGCGACCAGTGGGTGGAGTTCGATCCGCGCGCCTGGAACGCGTCGATGGACGTCGAGGTCAACATCGGCATGGGCACCGGCTCGCGCGAGCGAGACCTCACCATGCTGGCCGGTGTCGCGGCCCGGCAGGAGAAGATCATCCAGACGCTCGGCCCGGACAACCCGGTCGTGACGCCCTCGATGTACGTGAAGACCCTGCACAAGATGGTCGAGGCGTCCGGGCTGAAGGCGCCGGAGACCTACTTCGCCGACGTGTCGGACGAAGACTTCGCGAAGTGGATGGCGAGCCGTCCGCAGCAGCAGGATCCCCGCGCGCAGGCCGAGGTCGCCAAGATCCAGGCCCAGGTGCAGGGCAATCAGCAGAAGATCGCCGCGCAGGTCGAGGGCGACCGCACCCGGGCCGAGGCGCACATCCAGGTCGAGCGCGAGCGCATGGTCTCGGAGGAGGCGCTGGAGCGCGACCGGCTGGAGCGCGACTTTGCCCTGCGCCGCGAGGAGATGGGCCTCGAGGCGCAGCTCAAGGGCACCGAGATCCTGGCCGGGATGCACTCGCCGGCCCAGACCGACATTCCGAGGCAGGGATGAGCGACCGCGATCCCGCGTCCCGCGCGCTGCGTGCGCAGGCCCTCCTCGCCGACGAGACCTTCGTCGAGGCGTTGGGTGAGATCGAGGCCGGTGCCGTCGACGCCCTCGCCCGCGCCAACGTGGCCGACCCGGCCGCGCTGATCGAACACACGGCCCTCATTCAGGCCGTCAGAGCCGTCCGCCGGCACGTCGAGTCCATCGTGACCAACGCCGCGCTGAGCGACCGCCCCGGGCCCTCCTTCGCCTGAGGGCGGGGCCATCCACCTCTGAAAGTTGACCGATGAGCGATGCCAACACCTCGGCCCCGGCCGAGACTGGTGAACTCGACATGTCCGCAGCCGCGGACCTTGTTCCCGACGACGCGTTCGAGCTGGCCGAGGACTCCTCCGAGGAGCACCCCGAGGGCGGCACCGAGCCCGCCGCAGAAGAGGCTCCCACCGAGGAAGAGCCGGAGGGCGATCTGCCCCCCGAGCCGACCGAGGAGGAGCCGCCGGCCGAACCCGAGCAGCCCGAGCCGACCACCGATGGACCGCAGACCGTCGTCATCGACGGGAAGGCGATACCCCTCCAGGAAGTGCAGAACGGCTACCTCCGCCAGGCCGATTACACGCGCAAGACCCAGGAGGTGGCGGCCGAGCGCCAAGCCCTCCAGGCCGAGCGCACCACCGTCACGAACGACCGCCAGCAGCTCGCTTCGATCCTCGACCTCGCCACCGACATCGTGAAGGCCCACCTCCCCCCGGAGCCGGACCCCGCGCTGATCGACACGGACGTGGTCGGCTACATGCAGCAGGATCGCGCCTACAAGGCCGCGATGGCCGAGCTCCAGAAGCTCGCCGACGCACGCAAGACCGCTAACGCCGGATCCGAGCAGGAGCGGCAGGCCGCGGACGAGCAGGCCCAGACGGCGCAGCGCGACGCGATCGCCAACGAGTATCGGACGCTCCAGTCCAAGGTTCCGGAACTCCGGACGCCCGAGGGGCACAAGGCCTTCTTCGCGAGGGCCGAGGCCGCAGGCGCGCACTACGGGCTCAGCCCGCAGGACGTGCAGGGCATCCAGGATCACCGGGCCCTCCTGGTGCTGTCCGATGCAGCGAAGTGGCGAGAGCTGCAGGCGAAGAAGCCCGCCGCCGTCCAGCGCGCGCAGGCCGCTCCTCCGATCCGGGCCGCCGCACGGCAGGCCCCGGGCACCCGGAGTGCGGATGCGGTCGCATCGGCGCGGGCTCGGCTCGAGCGCGACGGGTCCATCGAGGCCGCCGCCGACCTCCTCGACGACAGCCTCTTCTCCTGACCCGAGCCGTCCGTTCGCCTGAGGGGCGCCGGCGGATCATCTCTCCGAGGATATCATGACCCAGGTTGCGGGCACCCTCGATACCTACGTCCAGAAGGGCCAGCGCGAGGACCTCCAGGACGCGATCTACAACATCTCCAAGGCCGACACGCCGTTCATCTCGAACATCGGGCGCGGCAAGGCCAAGGCGGTGAAGCACGAGTGGCAGACCGACGCCCTGGCGCCGGCCGACACGACCAACGCGCAGCTGGAAGGTGACGAGTTCTCGTACACCCAGCGCGCCGGCACCATCCGCGTCGGCAACGTCTGCCAGATCAGCCGCAAGCCGATCATCGTCTCGGGCACTGCGGAGGCCGTCGACAAGGCGGGCCGCAAGTCCGAGGTGAAGTACCAGAGCCTGAAGGCCGGCAAGGAGCTGAAAAAGGACGAGGAGGCCATCCTCCTGTCCGCGCAGGCCTCCAACGCCGGCGGCTCCACCTCGAACGGGGGCACCAACACCCCGCGCAAGCTCGGCGGCTTCCCGTCCTGGCTCGTGACGAACGTCTCCCGCGGTGCCGGTGGCGCCAACGGCGGCTTCAATCAGGGCACCGGGCAGGTGGTCGCTCCGACCGCCGGCACGGCGCGGGCCTTCGCCGAGAGCCAGGTGAAGGACATCCAGCAGTCCTGCTACACGGCCGGCGGCAATCCCTCGATGCTGATGATGCCGGTCGCCTACAAGCGCCAGTTCTCGGCCTTCCCGGGCATCGCCCAGCAGCGCCGCGACACCGGCAACAAGGCGGCGACCATCGTGGCCGCCGCGGACGTCTACGTCGGCGACTTCGGTCCGCTGTCCGCGGTGCCGAACCGTCAGTTCGTGGCCAACCGCGTGCTGATGATCGACCCCTCCATGGTGAAGCTCGCGTGGCTGCGTCCGATGCAGGTCGTGAAGCCGGCCCAGACCGGCGACGCGACCAAGCGGATGCTCCTGACGGAGTACACGCTGGAGGTCTCGAACGAGGCCGCCCACGGCACGATCGAGGACCTGACCTGATCCTCGGCTGACAGCCTGACACGACCCTGAGCGGGGCGCCCTAACCGGCGCCCCGTTCGCGTTTCTGCCCCCTCGAACCCGGAGGCCAGCGTGGCCGAGAACCCGAACCCGAACCCGGCCCCCAAGCCGACCGACAAGCCCGCCGCCGTCCCCGCCGCGACCGTCCTCGTCGTGATGGAGCGCGATTACTGGCCGAAGGGTCCGCGTCCGGCCGACCTGCCGGAGGACCAGGAGTACCGCGTCCGCGCCGGCGAGAGCGCCGAGCTGGGCGTCGACGAGGCCATGGACGTCGTCGAGGCCGGCATCGGCCGCCGCGATCGCGCGAAGGTCGCCTGATGCAGTCCGCCGCGACCTCCGCCGTCGTGGCGGAATCCGACCTCGTGTTCGACGGCGACTGGTGCCTGATCGACCACGATCCGCTGACCGGTAAGCAGGTCTGGGCGCTCGATGAGGGCGGCAAGCTGCGGATCCGGGAGGTGATGCCGGTCGACGAGATCCTCGCCGAGAATGCCGCGCTCCAGGTCGAGAACCTGAACCGGCCGTTCGGCGACATGGCGCTCGTCGCCCGCGTCCCGATGCACATCTGGTCGAACCGGCTGGCGCCGGCGATTGTGCAGCAGGATCGCGCGTACCTGTCGCGCTGGCTCAACGACAGCAACCACGCCCGCTTCCGCACCCGCGCGGGCCGGATCTGATCCGATGGCCGGCTTCGACGATCTCGACGACCTGACTGGCACGCTGGAGGATTACCTCGAGCGCGCCGACCTGCGCTCCCGGATCCCGACGTTCATCCGTCTGGCCGAGGTCCGCCTCGACCGGCGGCTGAACCTCGCGGACAACGAGACGGCCCTGTCGCTCGCGCTCGTCGACGGCGCCACGCCGCTCCCGGACGATTACCGGGCGTGGCGGTCGCTCACTGGCCCCTGTGGCGAGCGGCTGGAGTACGTGCCGCCCCACGCCTTCGCGTCGATGTTCCACGACCCGCTCCTGCCCCACGGCGGGACCGGTCTCGCGGCGGGCGTGTTCACGATCCTCGGATCGATCTCGCTGGAGGAGATCCCGGACTCCACCGACGCGTGGCAGTTCGGGCTCGACAACGCCTTCCTGCGGGTGCGGCCGGCCTCGTTCGGCTCGGTGAACCTCGTCTACCGGCAGGGCATCCCGCCGCTCAGCGACCGCCGGCCGTCGAACTGGCTGCTGGCCAAGCACCCCGACCTCTACCTCTACGCCGCCCTCCTGGAGGCCGAGCCATTCCTGCGCCGCGACGCCCGTGTCGCGACGTGGCGCGCCATGCTGGAGGCAGCCATGGCCGACCTGACCGCGCTCGACCGCGACGCGCGCTGGGGCCGTTCGCGCATGCGCGCCACCGAACCGACCCCCTGAGGCGCCCATGGCCAGCGAGATCACGGACTACCCGAGCCTGTCGGCCGCGTTCGAGAACTACCTCGCGCGCACCGACCTGACCGAGTTCCTGCCCTACTTCGTGCGCGTCACGGAGGCGTGGCTCAACCGGCAGCTCCGCACCCGGGAGATGATGGCCACCGCCGGGCTGCTCGGGGTCGACGGCACGCCCGGGTACGCGATCCCGGCCGACTATCTGGAGTGGATCGCGCTCCAGTGGTCCTCGGCCGACCTCTCGCGCGTGCAGATGCTGCGCTACGTCGAGCCGGACAGCCCGGAGTTTCGGCACCGGTTCCGGCCGAACGGCGACCCGCAGTACTTCACCGTGCTCGGCGACCAGGTGCAGACCCGTTCGCTCCAGCCAGGCAAGGTCTCCCTGACCTATTACCGGCAGATCCCGGCGCTCTCGGCCGCCTCGCCGACGAACTGGCTCCTGACCAAGGCGCCGGAGCTGTACCTCTACGGCGTCATGGCCGAGGCCTACCGGTTCCAGAAGGACGAGGCCCGGAACCAGAAGTGGCTCGCCGACGGCATGGCGTTCCTCCAGGCGCTGATGGGCCAGGGCGACTCCCAGAAGACGGGCGGGCGCCCGCGCCGCACGGCCGAGGATCAGGCCGAGGCCACCGCCCGCGACACGCCGAACTAAGCCGTGCCCGATCCGATCAAGCTGGCGCCGTTCGCGCCCGATACGGCTTCGGTCGACGCCGCGGTCTCGGCGGTCGCGACCAACGTGGTGCCGCGCTCGGATGGCTACGGGCCGGTCCTGGCGCCGGTACCGCTGTCGCTCGCCCTGCCGGCGGAGTGCCGCGGCGCGATCGCGGTGTTCTCGCCGACCTACAACTTCCCGATCTACGTCGCCGGCACGTCGAAGGGCCTGTTCGTCTACAAGACGACGGATCAGGCGTGGCACGAGGTGACGAACCCGAACACCTCCTACAGCGTGCCGCCGGGGGACTACTGGTCCTTCGCTGTCTACGGCACCCTGCTGCTGGCCTGCTCGGCCGGCACCCCGGTGCAGAAGATCACGATCGACGTCGTCCAGGCTGGCACACAACCGTTCGCGGACCTCGGCGGCAACCCGCCCCGGGCCCGGCACATGGGCGTCGTCGGCGACTTCCTCGTGCTGGCTGGGCTGCCCGATAGCCCGCAGTCGGTGCGGTGGTCGGACAGCGGCGACATCGAGCAGTGGGGCCTCGGCCTCGACGGTCACGAGGCCGACGAGCAGCAGCTCCCCGACGGCGGCGCGGTGACCGGCTTCGCCGGCGGCGAGTACGGCGTGATCTTCCAGGAGCGGGCGATCCGGCGCATGACGCTGAGCCCGGATTCCGGGAACATCTTCGACTGCTCCGTGCTCGAGGAGAACCGCGGCGCGGTGGCGCCCTGGTGCATCGCCAAGGTCGGCCCGCGCATCTTCTTCCTCGACCGGGATGGCTTCTACGCCCTGGTGATCGGCGGCGGCCCGTCGCAGCCGATCGGCGCCGAGCGGGTGAACCGGTTCTTCCAGGGCCGCGTCGACCCGGAGCGGGTCGGCATGACGGTGGCGTTCCGCGACCCGACCGGCGAGCGCATCCTGTTCGCCTACCGGCTCGCCGGCACCGACGCCTCGGACCCGTCCCTGCTGGGCGAGGCGCTGCTGTACGACTGGCTCCTCGACCGCTGGTCGTTCCTCAACACCCCGATCCGCTTCGGCATGTCGGCCGCGACGCCGGACACCTCGGTCGACAGCATCGAGGGGTCGATTGACGATCCGGCCCAGCCCTCGCTCGACGACCCGATGTACCAGGGCGGCGCGACGCTGCTCGCGGTGATGACGACCGACAACCGGCTCGCCGTGCTCGACGGGGCGCCGCTCGAAGCGGTGGTGCAGACCCCCGACGCCATGCTGGCGCGGCCGAACCGGGCCTTCGTGCGCGCGGGCCGCGTCGACACGGATGCCGACGACTGGCGCCTGACCCTGGGCGTGCGCGAGAGCCTTGGGGCCTCGACCCCCGTCCGCTGGCTCAGCGAGTCCGCGCCGACCGTCGAACGGTTCGCGCCGGCGCGCGCGTCGGGCCGGTACCACCGCGCCCGGGTGCGGATCCCGGCCGGCACGACCTGGTCCTACGTCTCGGCGATCGAGCCGGATGCCACGGCAGAGGGCTCGCGATGAACGTCCCCGGTCGGAACGAGAAGGACCTGTCGCTCTTCAGCCGTGCGATCGACGACCTCGCCCGCGGCGCCACCAACGCGATCTCGTCGAACACCTTCACCCTGGCCAACGGGGTCTCGCGAACCGTCGTGCCCTGCGAAAACGGCGGCCCGGGCGCGCTGCCGCGCTGGGTCCCGATCACGGAATCCGCGTCGAGGGCGACCGTGTGGCTGGTCTCGGCCGACCGCCGCAGCTTCACGCTCGGGCACGATCTGAACCCAGCGACCGACCGCACCTTCCGCTTCGAGATGCGCCGGGCCTGAATGCGCCTCCAGCCCCTGTCGATGCCGCTCGCGCCTGACCTCGCCGAGCGCGTCGAGGCATGCCTGGGCGCCGCCTGCGCGCTGCCCCGCTGCGACTTGACCGTGGGCGGCCTGCTCGCGTCCTGCGCCGCGGGCGAGGCCCAGCTCGTCGGGATCTTCGAGGGTGACCGGTTCGTGGCGGCGGGCGTGACGCAGGTTCGCCAGCACCGCGGCGGGCGCCTGTCCTGCTGGGTCCTCTCCCTCGGCGGCCGCGCGGCGGGCCCGTGGCGCTCGGTGATCGCCGCTGTCGAGCGCGGCGCTGCCCGGCTGGGCTGCACCACCGTCGAGTTCGTCGGCCGCCGCGGCTGGGCCCGCGTGCTGCCGGACTACACCGCCGCGCCCTGCGAGCTCGGCCACCACTTCACCAAGCGCATCGGGGCCTGACATGGGCGGCGGCACCAAGACCCAGACCACGGTCCAGCAGCAGAACAACGACCCGTGGGCGCCGGCACAGCCTGCGCTCCAGGGCGTGCTCGCCGGCGCGACCGCGGCGTACAACTCGGGCGTCGGCTCGCAGGTCTACACCGGCCCGCGCTATGCCGGTCTAGGCGACACCTCGCTGGCCGCGCTCGACACCATCGCCGGCAACGCCAACGCCGGCCAGGGCGCGGCCAAGGCTGGCGACAGCTTCCTGACCGGGCTGCTGTCGAATGGCGGAAGCACCTCGGGCATCCAGGCCGCGCTCTCGGGCCTCGACAGCATCGGGAAGATCGACACGTCGCGGGTGAGCCAGCTCGCCGACCAGATGGCGGACCCGAACAACCTCGCCTACTCGACGGCGCGAGCGCTCACGCGGGGCGACTATAACCTCTCGACCGACGGCTACACCGGCCTGCTCAACGGCCTGTCCGGGCAGACGCAGACGGAGAAGTCGCTGCAGGATGCCGCCGACGGCAAGTTCCTCGGTGGCGCCAACCCGTACCTCGACGCGGTGATCGGGCGGAGCCAGGGCGAGGCGGCCTCGAAGATCGCCCAGTCCATGGGTGCGGCCGGCCGCAGCGGCTCGGGCCGGTACGCGGCGACGATCGCCGACTCCCTCGGCGCGATCGGCACCCAGGCTCGCTACACCGACTATGACAACGAGCGCACCCGCCAGATGCAGGCGGCCACGGCGATCGATAGCTCGCGCAACGCCCGCACCAGCCTCCAGCAGGGGCTCTACGGGTCGATCAACAACGCCGAGCAGGCGAACGCCGGCCTCGCCCTGTCCGGGGCCGGCCTCTACAACTCGACGAACACCACGGCGCTCGGCGGCGCGACCGCGCTGGCCGGCATCGACAATCAGAACATCCAGAACGGCATCCAGACCGCCGGACTGAAGCTGTCGGCCGCACAGGCGGACCGGGCCGCGGCGCTCCAGGGCCTCGGCATGGTCGGGACGAACATCGCCAATCTCCAGCAGCCCGGGCTCACCCTGGCCGGTGTTGGCGCCGCCCTCGACGCGGACCGCCAGGCGCAGCTCGACGCCGCGCAGGAGCAGTTCGCCGACCAGCAGGCGTCGCCCTGGAAGCAACTCGGCCTCTACGCCGGGATCGTCGATCCGATCGCGGGCCTCGGCGGCTCCTCAAGCGGCACGTCGGTGCAGAAGATCCCGCAGCCGGGCGTGCTCCAGCAGCTGCTCGGCGGCGGGCTGGCCATCGCCGGCACCGCCTCGAAGTTCATGGGCAAGTAGGAGCGCGTCGTGTCCGCAGGTCTCACGCCGTTCGGCGCCCTCTCCCCGGCCGACATCGCCCGCCTGATGCAGCAGGCGCGGCCGCAGGTCGATGTCTCGGCCGACGACGTCCCGGCGGCGATCCCGCCCGGCTTCACCGGCTTCGTGCCCCCGACGGCCCCGACCATGCAGCCGCAGGTCGCCGCCGCTGCGCCGGCGGTCGAGCCCGAGGCACCCGCGCGCGCGCCGCTGCGCATGTTCGGCGCGCTGCCGCCGCAGATGTCGGCGCCCGTGGCTGCGGAGCCGGAGCGGTCGCCGCTGCCGAGCCTCGTCGGCTCGCGTGCGCCCGCTCTGCCGGTCAGCGCGCCACCCGCGCCTCGTGGTGATGATGAGGCGCCGGCCGCCGCGCCCGCGCGCCCGCTGACTTTTGGCAGTCTGCCGGCGCCCGCCGCTCCGGCGACGACCGGGTCAACCGCGCCCCCCGCCGCAGCCGCCCCGACGGCAGGCATGCCCGCCGCAGAGCCGTCGCTCCTGGACCGGATCGGCGACGGGCTGCGAAATCTCAACGCGAACGGCGGCGGCGACCTGCTGACGTCCCTCGGGATCGGCCTGATGTCGACACCCGGGTTCGGCCGCGGCGCGGCGGCTGGGCTGAAGGCCTACCAGGACAACGAGGGGAAGCGCGCCGCCTCCGCGCTGGCGCAGGCCGAGTTCGGTCTGAAGGCCCGGAAGGCGCAGCAGGAGCAGGGCGTCCAGAACCTGACGGCCCGCGCCATCATGACGAAGCTGCCCGGCACATCCGCCGAGGACGCCGTCGCGCTCGCCGGCAACCCCGATTTCGTGAAGAGCTTCCTCTCGGGGAACTACGGCGCGCCGGAGGGCTACGTCCGGACGTCGACCGGCCTCGTGCCGGTGGCGGGTGGTCCGCAGGACCTCGGGACGCTGAAGGCCCGCGCGCAGGCGCAGGCCGAGGGCACCGCGGCCGGCGCGAAGGATGACGTACAGGTCATCACCCGCCCCGACGGATCAATCGTCGGCGTGAACAAGTCCCGGATCGGCGAGACCGATGGCCCGTCCGCGCTGACCCCGGTCGCCCCGGCGACGGGCGGCGCGCGGGTCTGGGGCACGATGGGCGCCGACGGTCGGATGATCGAGCCGCCCCCGGGCACCCCCGCGGGGACTCCTGGTGCGTACGACGAGAAGGGCATGCCGCACGTCGCCCTCACGCAGGGCACGAACCAGCTTCCGCAGAAGGCCAACGCCGAGCTGGATCAGGCCGCCGTGAAGGCGATCACCGAGAGCCGGGCGAAGGCCGAGGGCGCGATCGGCACCATCGCCGCCATCAACCGGCAGAAGGAGGCGCTCGACCGGGGCATCGTGGCGGGCGCCGGCGCCGATTGGCGGACGCAGGCACGGGCGATCACCGCGCAGGTCCTGGGCATCCCGGACAGCTACGTGACGAACTCGCAGCTCTTCGACCAGGCGGCGACCCAGAAGAGCGCCGAGCTGGCGAAGGCCATCTCGCAGTCCGGCCACACGACCAACATGGATCTCCAGCTCGGCAAGACCATCTCGTCGGGTGACCGGTCCAGCGTCGAGGCGGCCCTGCGCGCCGGCATCGAGGCGCAGGAGATCCTCGCCAAGAACACGATCGCCCACCACAACGCGAGCGTGGATCGGTTCGCGACGCCGGAGACGGCGCAGCGCGCGGGCTTCTTCAAGGTGGAGCAGCCCGAGATCTACCAGTACCGTCCGGCCGCCCCTGATCGCACGGCGGTCGAGGCCGAAATGCGCCGCCGCGGGATGATGCGCTGATGGATCTCTCGAAGATCTCCGACGACGAGCTGCAGCGCCTCTACCAGAGCGCGCCTGCGCCTCAGGCGACGTCCGGCGCCGCGCCGAAGGCCGATCTCGCCGGCTTGTCGGATGCGGACCTGCTGAAGCTGCACCGCGGCTTCTCGGACGCTCCGACCGCAGGCGAGCCGGGTGACGCCTCGGCCGCGGTCGGCCGTGGGCTGATCGACGGCATTCCCGTCGTAGGCCCGTACCTGCTCGCGGGCGCGAACCGCGCCGCCGCCGGCATCCGCGCGCTGAAGAACGACACGCGCTTCTCCGACGAGCTGGCGACCGTCGAACGCTTCGGCGAGCGCACGGCAGCCGAGCATCCGATCGCGGCCGGTGCCGGCGAAGTCGGTGGTGGCGTTGTCGGCGCCCTGCCTTTGATGGCGGCCGCGCCCGCGGCGTTCGGGATCTCCGGCGCCGCGCTGCCCGTACGGATGGCAGCCTCCGCAGTCTCCGGCTCCGGCCTCGGAGCGGCGGATGCGGCGGTCCGGTCCGGTGGCGACCTCGGCGCGATTGAGCAGGGCGCCGCGATCGGCGGCGGGCTCGGAGCGGCCGGTCCGGCGATCGGCATCGGCGTCGGCCGGGTCGTGCGCGCGATCAAGGGCGGCAACCCGGGCGAGCACCTCCTGCGCGAGGCGACCCACGGCCTCACGGAATCCGAGCTGGCCGCGGCGCAGTCGCTGCGCGATGGCGCGATGAACAGCCCGGGCGGCCCGGTCGCCTTGTCGGTGGACGAGGCGCTGAACGCGGCCACCGGCGGCAAGGCGGTGCGAGCCTCGCAGCTCGCCCGCGTGGCGGCGAACTCGGGCGGCGAGGGCAGCCGGATCGCGGGTGAGTTCTACGCGGCCCGTCCGGCGCAGGTCGACAACGCCGGCCGCGCCCTGTTCGACCGCATCGGCGCCGAGCCCGCGAGCCCGACCGGTCTCGGCTTTGACGTCCAGACCGCGGCGCGCCAGGGCGTGATGCAGACGCCGGAGGGTACGGCGCTGTCCCAGGCGCGCGCGGCGACCGGCCCCCGGATCACTCCGGAGCAGGCTGGTCGGACCATCCAGGGCGAGCTCCGCGGTGTGGCCGATGGCCTAGAGGCCCGCCGAGCCGCGCAGGCGGACATCGATTATCGCGCCGCCCGCGCCGCGCCGGAGACGGTCGGCATCGAGCGCACGACCACGGTGGAGCGCCCCGGCGAGCCCATCGTGACGCCGCAGCAGTACAGCCGTCCGCAGTTCGCGGATGGCGCGCCCGCGCCGCTCGGGCCGCCCCCGGGCCGTGCCGACGGCGCCATCCAAGAGGCCGGCCCGGTCAGCCTCGGGCGGTTCATCGCCCAGAACGGCGGCCTGCCGCTCGAGGGCGACGTGCTGGCCACCGACCTGCACAAGTTCGGCATCCCCGGGCTCGGCAACGTGGCGCGTCCGGGCGGGAAGTCGATCGACAACTTCTGGCGCGAGCGGCTGATCGAGGAGGGCTACTTCCGCCCCGACGCCGACGGCGGCATGGCGCGGGACATCTCGTCCGAGCTGCTGCGCAAGCTCCAGAACGAGCAGCGTGGCGTCCCCTCGTACCCGCTCGGCTCCAGCCGGGCGATGGGTTCCGGTCCGACCGCAGGGCAGCTCGGGGACGAGTATGCCGCCGCCCTCTCGCAGGCGGAGACCCGGCTGAACGGCGACCTGCGCGCCGTCGGCATCGACCCCGCCAGCGTCCACCCCGATCTCCGGTCGCGGACCCTCGGTGCCCTGATGCGCGGGGAGACCGCGGAGCCCCTCGACGCGTTCGAGCGCACCGTGAACGCGATGCGGGAGCAGCCCGGGCCTCTCGTGAAGACGCCGACGGTGACGGAGGAGATCCCCGACGTCCGGTTCGGGCAGGTCGACCCGCGCCCGGCGCTGGCCGCCGTCGCGGAGCAGGGTCGCACGGCGAAGGGTGATGTGCGGGGCGCCCTAACGGCGGCCGGCCGCGACCTGCGCGAGCCCGGCGGCGACCTCGACATGAGCGTTGCCGGCCTGCTGCACGCCCGCGAGCGGCTCGACTTCAGCATCCGCGCCGCGCAGGACATCGGCGACGCCACGAAGGTGCGCGACCTCCAAGCCACGCGCTCGGCGCTCGACGCGCAGTTGAAGAGCGTGCCGGAGGTGGCGACGGCCGACGCGAACTTCGCCGCCAACTCGGCCCCGCTGGAGCCGTTCACCGGCAACAACCCGCTCGGCCGCGTGGTCCGGCGGGACGATCTCACCGGCCGCATGGCGACGCCGGCCGAGCAGGTGCCGGGCATCGTCGGCCAGCCGTCCGCCGCGCGCGAAATGCTGGCCCAGCCGGCGCCGAACGCGCGCCAAGCCCTCGGCCGCCACGTTGAGACGCAGATCCTCGACCGGGCCACCGGCGGGAACGGCGACCTCTCGGCGGATACGCTGCGGGCGGCGATGCGCGAGCATGCCGACGTCCTCGACGCCCTCCCCGAGGTGCGAGACCGGCTGTCGCGGTTAACGATGGCCCGCGAGGGCATGGCCCGGATCGAGGCTTCGCCGCTCGGGCAGACCGCCCAGCGTCCGGACGTGGCCGCCGCGACCCGCGCCCTGTTCGCGCCGAACCCCGGGCCGGGCAGCCATGTCGAGGTGGCGAGCGCGATGCAGGCGCTGGCCCGCAACGATGCCCGGGCCGCCCAGAGCCTCGCCAGGACCTACTTGGAGACCGTGTTCAACGAAGCGACGCAGCAGTCGAAGGGGATCGCCTCGCAGTACGGCGGCGCTGGCTTCGCCTCGGCGATCCGGGGCAACGCGCAGCAGCGCCATAACCTCGAAGCGGTGATCCGCGCGCTGCCAGAGGGTGAGACGCGGTGGGGCGGCCTCGACCGGCTCCTGACGACCTTGGAGGCGACCGGCTACCGGCCGGCGAAGGGCTCGGACACGGCGTTCAACCACGCCATCCAGAAGGAATTCCAGTCCGGCAAGACCCACGTCGGGCAGGCCGTCTCAGACGCGGTCACCGGCATGGTGGCAGGTGCAGCGGCCGGCGGCGTGAAGGGCGGCATCGCCGGTCTGGCCGTCGGCGCGAAGCACGGGATCGGCGACGCCATGATGCGGGCGCGGATGCTGAACTCGGGCGAGGCCGTGGCGCGACTGATGTTTGACCCGAAGGCGCTCCCGGACCTGCGGGCGCTGGCGAAGTCCCCGCCCGGCAGCAAGAACGCCGAGCTGTTCACGAGCCGGCTGCTATCGCTGGCGAATGCGGGTGCAGCGCCGGCGCGCCAGCCAATTACGCAGTAGGGGGCGGTACCCGAAGAAGGCGAGCACCAGCCATCCGAGCAGCATCAGGATGCCGAGCGTCCCGACGCCGATCGCGTCCTGCATGCTGGTCATGATCGGCGGCACGTAGGCGTGCAGCAACCACGAGAGGCCGGCCATCACGGCGGTGAAGAGCAGCCAGCAGAGGACTACCTGGGTGCGGGTCGGTCGCATGACGCGACGATAGCACGGATCAGTTACAGGACGTGCTCACCATGGTGCCGGTTCGCATCGAGGTGCAGTTCGCCTGCACGTTTACGGTCTGTGGCTGCGTCGCTTGGAGCGATGCCCCAGCAGCGATCAGCGCATCAGCAGCTCGCTCACGGCGCGCTGCGGCCTCGGCGTTCTCACGGTCCCGCAAGTTTCCTGTCGCCGACAAGGCGACTTGTTGGACGTTAGCAGCGCACGCCTCGAACTCGGGTGTCTTGGCTTTGAACCCTCGGGAGAGACACGAAAGGCCACCTGCGACCTGGGACGCCTCCAGCTCGTTCGCCTCCTTCACCAAGACGTCGCCCCTGTAGACGGCATATTTCGCCTTATCGCCCTCGCCGCAGCGCCAGACCGATAAGTCGCCCGCACCCGCCATTGGCCGATCTTTGCCGTGACAGGCGTCCTTCAGCGCGGTCATCTGGGCCGGGATCGTCACGGACTGGATGCAGCCGCCGAGCGCCAGCAGCCCTGCTAGCGCACAAACCGTTCTCAACCGCAT